ACTGGCTCGCGGCGGTGATCAACCGCGTCAACAGCGCGTCGTCGGTCGCCGGAAAGGCGTTCTGACCAGTCTGCAACCACGCCTTGACGTTGGCCAGGGTCGTCAAATCGCCAAAGCTCGGCCCGGCGGAAGGAAAGTTAGGCATCACTGGAACCCGGCCGAAGCGGCGTTGAGGTTCATCGCCTTACCGCTGCAGTGGCGTCATCATTATGCTCCGGCGGTTTGCGGATCCCGTGGACGACATATCCCCCATTGTGGAGCAGATACACGGCGGCCCTGCGGGGTACGTACACGACCCCATCGGGGTCGTGTACGTACCGCTCGATCCCGTGCCCGATGGCATCCCACACCGGGAAAGCGGCCCGTAACGCGAGTAGATCAGACACGGGGTACCTCTTCAATCGAAATCAGAGACGTCCGGGGGTTCCCGGATCAGCCGTCGCCGATGTTGCAGATGACGCCCATCGCGAATGGTGCGTAAACCGCCAGCACTTCTTCGGCGTAGACGCCGACCTGGCGCTGGCGCGTGACGAGCGGCCAGTCGATCTGATAATAGTCCTGCCGGGTTTTGAGTTCGGCCACGTTCGGCACTTCGTTCGACTGGTACTGGATCGGCAGGTTTTCGGTCCAGCCAATGATGGTGCCGGGTGGCACACGCGGATGGATCCTTATCGGGATCCGGAGACCGCCATTGATCGCGAACGGGTTGTAATAGAACTGCACAACCCCGGACGCGGTTACCTGATATTCACCCTGGCTGCCGTCCGCCGGGGAATCGAAACGCAGCAAAGGCCCGGAAGCGTTGGACAGGACTTTGCTGGTGATATTTTTGAGCTCTTGCGAGTTGACGTAAAGAACGGTCGGCGACAGTTCGAAGTCGTCCCACATTTTCTGAAACATGGTATCGATTTCGACGACCGAGCCGCGACCCGAGGCCGTCAGCGGCGTGCCGATCCCGGCAGTTCCGGTCGGCATGATGTTGACATAGGCGTTTGACCCGGGCTTGAGCGCAGTGGTCAGCAGCCCGTCATAGGCGTAGCTGAGGTTGGCCGAGTTGTCGGCGCCAATCGCCGTTTGCGACTGGTTGCTGGTGCTGAGAGGAGCCGAGATCGCCAGGCTGTTGATCGTCGTGATCGCCTGCAAGGTCTCGGCCCCGGGGGCGTTGGAGACATACCAGGCATAGGCTACTGCGCCCTGCAACCCTGTGACGCTGCACGAGAGCGTCTGGCCCAGGGTCACCGCTTGACTTGCCTCGGCGCTGATGTTCGACGAGCCGCCCGAGAGCATGTAGCTTCTTCCGTCGGCACCGGTGACGGTCATCGAGGTGGCGACGCCGCCAAGGACGCTGGAATTCTGGTAGCCCTCAAGAGTCAGGACCACGACTCTGACGTAATAGGTTCCCGTCGGGAGCGTGGCGCCGGTCCCAGACACCGACAAGACCGGGGTGGCCGGCGTGCCAAGCTGCAGCGAGGCGTTGCCGGCGAGGATCGCCATCTCTTCCTTCAGCATCATCTTCTGGAGCAGACGGAAGGTCATTCGCGCCTGAATGTCCTCGAATTCACGACCGGCCGAGATCGCTTCAAAGGTTGCTGCGTCCTCCTCGCCAATCGTTACGTAAGTGGCCGATTTGTTCGAGGTCGAATAGGACATCTGCCCCGAACGCTGACCTTCCGGCACCCACCCCATGGAGTCGAAGCCGGAGCCGATGACGGCATTGACTTGGCGCCAATTGGTGGCAGTGCCGGTTCCGCCGCCAACGCGCGGCATGACGTTGCGGATCGGCGTCACAAAGGGATAAAGGTTCTTGGCCGGTGCTTGAAGGTCGTACGCGACCAGACCCGTTGCCGTTGATATCGATTTGGCAAGCGTGTCGTTCGGCTTCGCCAGAGCTCCTTTCAGCAGCTCTAGAGATTCCTGGGTAATAGGGTTCATCTGATGGTCCTCCCGGAAGGGGGGCAATAAAAAGCCCGGCATGGGCCGGGCTGGCGGTGGTCTCTCGGCGAACCAGAGGCGTCCCCCGAGAGGCCGAAGGGGTAACAATTGTCTCGGTATTACCCGGCTTGTTCGGTGGGGGCGAGGCCGAGCACCCGTATCGGGTTGGCATAGCTCGCCTTGATCAGGGTCAGTGTCTGTTCCTCCTTGCTCATTTTGGCGAGGGCGGCGGCTATGGCTTCCGGCGAGAGCTGAGTATCACCGGGGCTTCCAATGCTCCGGCCGTCTTGCTGCTTTGATACTGCGACGCTGCCCCGGGCAATGGTCAGCGGTGGAAGCGGCGTGCGGGCAATGTCATCGACACGCTTCGACAGGCGGTCGAGCAGCGGCACCATCTCGCCCAGCGTTTTGACCAGTGCGGACTTTTCGGCGCGTTCATCCGCCAGCACCTTGGCAAGCTCGCCTGCCTGCGTGGCCTTGCCAGGCTCGAATTCGGTGCCCTGCCGTTCTTCCTCGCCGACTGCAGGCTGACCGGCGCAGACAGCGCCGGCGGCCAAGAGATGGTCGTGGGCCGCGCATAGATGTCCCAGCGTCTCCATGGAGTGGCGCGCACCCGCCTTGATTACCTTTTCAGTCTCGCCGCCGCCTTCACCGGTGGGCACTACACCAAGAGTCTGCGGCTGCTGAGAGCACGTCTTCGCGTCGGTGAGTTTCCGGATGCATTCATGGGCGATATCCACTAGATTCTGGTGCGCGAGGCGATAATCTGCCCCCGCCTTCCCAATCGAAGTATCTACGGTGGCGTTGTCGCCCGGGCGAAAATCGGATGCCGGCGGTCTCACCTGCGGCGCCACCTCGCTCGCATCGTCGACTGCATCAGCCACCAACGCTCCCGAGGGAGCAGCCCCCGCCTGCAGCAGATGACTACGGGCTCTGCTGACATGCGCCTTCGCCTCCGCCGGCGGGCCGTCGATCTCCATGCATTTGTCACAAGCGTAGAGGGCCAAGTCTGCCAACGCCTGGTCAGCGTGTGAGTGCTTGACCTTGGCGAGAAGGCGGGTTGCGAGCTGCTGCATTTTCCGGTTTCCCGTTTTGAGGAGTGCGGCGATGCCTGCCGTGCCGAATGAGGAGGTGCCGGCGAGCAATTTGGTTGCGTCCAAGCCGGAAGATCTCGCCGCCAACTGCAGATTTTCGAGAAGTTCATCGGTCTCTTCAGCAACCAGCGCGGAGAGAAAGCTGCACAGCTCGACAATAATCGCCTGAAGCCGAGCAGGCTGCGGCGAGTCGTCGCCCTCGATCGATGCCTCGATTTCGAGCGCATCGTGAAGCCAGTCGAGCTCCAGAACGATCTGCGCGATGCGGCCGACGTCCCAAAGCGCCTTGGTCAGGGCGGCGCATGATGTTTTTGCGTCATCTTCGGCCGAAGGCGGGCCGTCGGCATCGATCGTCTCTTTCCAGGCGGCGATGATCTTGTCCCTGATCCGCTTCAGCTGATCGGCGGTGTATCGCGCTGCATTATCGGGCTTGTTTATATAGCTCCAGGCCGCCCTGATATGCCGTTCGCTGTCAATCGGATAACGTCGCTTCCTGTCCGGTTGATATCCGGGATCGGCGTAAGTTAGCGCGTCATCAGGCTGGGCAACGTTGCTCGAGATTTCGCTCGCCTCTCGGCCATCAGCTTTGGCGAGCGCTCCTTCGGCCGTCTCGATCGCCTTTCTTGCCGCATCAATTGTCGCCTCCGCTCCGCAGGTATCGTCGAGGTTCACTTGGCCCTGATGACGGGCGTCGGAATTCGCCGGCGTGAGCGCTCGTTTCTGGAGGCACCTGATGGCGTCATTTTTGGCACGATGACTGTGATCGGGCATGCCGCAAGCCCAGATCTGAATTGGCGGGTTGAAAGGCTCTCCCGCAAGCGTGGCCGGTGGACTTCGCCCTCCGACGCCTTCGGCGGCTTTCCAACAATCAAAGACCGCCTCGGGGTTTGCAGGACGGTCGACCAGCGAAATCTCATTCAGGACGAGTCCGGTGATGGTCTTTGGGTCGCCCGGCGCACGCTTCGTCACCCGGCCGCCGATAGAAAAGCCCCGATAGACCTGATTTCTGACCTTGGCGACCGCAATCGGATCGACAACATGGGCGACAATTCGGGTCGCGCCGTCGGTACCGACTTCGGCCTCGAGGGTAGTTCCAGCCGCCGAGAGCTGATGCATCTCGCGCAGGGCAGGGAAGCGCATGTAATCCGGGATCGCTGCGCGCATGGCATCGGCCTGCA